CCCACGAGATTCAAGTAATCCTCTGTTGACAGCAGCCTCGGTGTCAAAATAAAGGCAGTACCCATCAGGGTTATTATCCAAAAAGTTTTTGACAACAGCAAGGGAAAAATAAGTCTTTCCAGTGCTGCTCTCACCAGCAATTGCAGTAATTTTATTACTAGATACCCCGCCAAATATAGACCCTGATATAAGGCCGTTAAAAATGTACGAACCTGTATCAATAAAGTTTTCAGTTTCATCGATGTCTGATGCGAGTTGGGTGAAGTCATCTCCTATCTCTTTTACAATATCTTTTAAAAAATCCATTATGTGAAAAATAATTCTAAATTTACAGTCTTCTCAACGTTCCATCCAATCGCGTCAAGAATGATTTTGAGTGGTTCTAAGAATGCTTTATCAAATTGTAAGTCATAATCTATGTACTTGTCAAGGTTAAGTTCTCGTGGGAAGTCTTGAATAAAAGAAATAATATTCTCGTGAATAATATTTGGTTTCTTAAGATATATGAACTTAATCTTCTCACCATTTTGAATGTATGAATATTTATTATCTAATTTATTTTTTTTAATATAATGATTGAATAATAATGCTCCACGTATATGTATGGGAGTTCCTTTTGCATAGATTGTAGAAGATGCTTTATACTTAACAACATCAGATGCAGATCGTGGAAATGCAATATCTTCTGGTGGAAGTGTTTTAAATTCTTTACGAGCATTGTCAATAAATTCAATTACATCCTCTTCTGTTCCATTCATCATAAGTTTAAGAGCATCTTTAATCATAGTGCGACATGGTGCAGGTGTAGAAGATTTAACTGCTTCAATACCCATCATCTTGAGTTTAGGTTCTTCATACCTAACACCCTCACTGTCCCATACATTAAGAATATATCTTTTCTTTGCTGTCCATATACCACGATCAGCGATGTTCTCTCTTTTCATAAACATCTTCTGGTCATAAGCATTTACGTACTTCGCCAACGTTTCATAAGAACTCTCAATATACTTTTCAAATTCCACTTCACAGACCTTATTAAGGAACGACACAACGCTTTCAGTAGTTTTCTCTCTCCCCTTGTATACAGTTTCAACAAAAGAACCCATATTAAGATAGATAGAATCGGTATCACTAGCAATAACATAATCAACATCCTCCGTTTTTAATATTTTGTTTAGGTAAGCATTCATTTTGTTTTCTATCCATCGGATAGACACTTGCCCGGAGAGAGTAATAGCTTCTGCATTGGCAAGTTTGTAGTACCTAAAATACTGATTACCGATAGCACCATAAGCAGAGTTAAGAGAGATCTTCTTAGCCATTTGGATATTGTTGCACCGGGAAATTTCTTTCTCCAATTGTTTAGTGGGGGTTTTTTCATAGTCCTTTTTTGCTTGAATCATTTTCTTCTTGAAGATGACCCTTTCGTTGTACATTTTATCCATGAGTTCTGGAAGGAAACCACGAACATCTTTTCGATACTGTGCACCATTTGCACAAGTAGCATATTGATCATTTATATCTATCTCTTTATTAAGTATTTTATCAACTGTTGCTGTTGGATGTCTCTCTTCAACCAATGTCTCTGGGGAAATATTATATTGCATAATCAAGTGGGGGTATAGAGAGTTAAGGTCAAAGTTAACTACCCAATCATACTTACCGGGTTTAGGTTCTTTTACATATGCACCTGCATACCTTTCACTTTTTGCTGATCGATTCTTTGGGGGGATTGCAATGTTTCTTTTCTTAAGATAATTGTATATGATTGTATCCCACATTCTTACCTGATAAAATACATCATTGTAATTTACCTTGGCATCATATGCCATAGTCAGAGCAAGTTCAATGAGTTTCATCTTATCTTCCAGACGGTCAACAAGTTCTACGTCAATGATATTATATTCTATAAACTTCTGCCATCCTTTTGTATAAAATTCTTTAAATGTGTCAAACTCTGAGTGATCAAGTTTCTGTTGACCAAGTTCAACTTTGGCAATGTAATCTAATCGATATGATTCTTGTGCTTTGTAAGTAAACTTTCTATAAAGATCTAGATAATCAAGTTGAGTCACACCACCAATATCAAATGTGGTATGTCTTCTACCCATGATGTGAACTTCACCCTCAGATACAAGACCCCAAGGTGACATACGTTTCATAAGTTTCTCACCAAGAACTCTATTAATACGTTTACAAATATATGGTATATCGTATAGTTGTATATTCCATCCGGTCACCACATCCGGAACATCTAACATCCAATAATTTATGAATGATCGAAGAAGGTTTTCCTCAGTGTCACAACAGTGGTAGGTAACATTATCTTGTTTGTTATTAAAAGGTTTAACTCCCCAAGTAACAATCTGCTTAGTTGTATAGTCTTGGATTGTGATTGCCAAAATCTCTTCGACACACGATTCAACATCAGGGAACCCTTGCTCAGACGCAACCTCAATATCCAGAGTAACAAGTTTAATCTGGCTGATGTCAAACTTGATTTCATCAACAGGGTATTTTTCTGATATGTATTGATAAATGTATCTGTCATTCCCATATATCTCGAATCCATCGACATCTTCATATCTTTTATAGAATTCTCTACAGTCTCTAACTGTTCCCGGATTAATTGGTTCAACTTTATCTCCGCTTAATGTTTTATATTTAGTATTCTTTTTAGATTTAACAAATAATGTTGGGAAAAATTCATCTCTGTGCTCATATCTTTTTCCATTCTCAACTCCGCGAACCAGAAACTGATTCCCAATCAATTGAACATTAGTATAGAACTTCATTTATTAAGGTCTTGATATTTCTCAAGTAAAGTTGGAGTTGGATCTGCAAGAGTTAAAATCTTATCAGAACTAATCATGAATATATCATCTTTTGTTATCCCTAGCAAGTAAGGTTCTAAGGTTTCATTCTCTTTGATTATAAATGGATTAGTCAATTTGCAATCAGGTTCTCCCGGAATTGCTGCAGGGACTTCATCTATTTCACTTATAACTATTTGATTAGTTGTCAGTACTATTATCTTTGTTTCCATAATTTACGATGTCCTCTTGATACATTTCTTTTAATTTGTGAACTGGTTCTACCAATGTAATTAACCAATCAGCAGGGATAGGTATATTAGTGTCTTTAGAGAGAGGTATCCAAGGAAATAAGGAAACCTCAAATCCTGCTTTTTTAGTATTGCCTTTAGTTTCTGTAAGATTTGGATTTATCATTTTGATAACACAAGGTCGATCCAAACGATATCCAATAACCGTTCTTTTCTCTCCCTCACCCATTAACATTTCAGAAACATCAGCGATTACATCTTCACCAGATTTTAAGAGCATTAATTTAATGGTCATAATTTTCAATCACGTCCCTCTAGTATAGCACAAAAAAAGAGGGCCGTAAAGGCCCCCATCCATCTCGAACTATTTTATTTATAAGTAGTCTTTACGAGAGTGGTGTTCTGGAATTACTTTTCCCAATTCCACGGTAAGGAGTCCATCGGCAAAGCTGACCGATCTAACCTCTGTATCATCGGTGATCGTCCAGACTCTATCGAAGGAACGTTGGGCCAATCCTTGATAGACAATCGTTGCATCATCTTTTGATTCTTCCTTTTTGCCCTCGACATGTAGTTTTCCAAACTCCGTGTAGACTTTGACTTCTTTCTTTTTGAATCCCGCGAGTGCGATTTCCAACCTCGATTCGACATTGTTCACTTGAACTAAATTATATGGCGGATAGTTAGAAGAGGTTGTGTTTGTCCAGAAATCATCTATATAAGAATCTAATCCTATACTATTCCTGACAATTTTATCCATCAATGAAGATAAATCTTCAGATTGGAATCTGCGTAAATTTGACATAATTTTTCTCCTTTAAAAGCGAGTGTGTATTGAGTGAATCCTTTCGGCATTCACTACTAATTATACACGTACCACTATAAAAGAGAAGTGGAGAGCACTACCTTTTTATTCGGTTTCTTGGGTCTTACCTTTTTTACCTATGTTATATTTCTGTTCTAAAATCCAATCTCCCTTATCTTTATATGAAAGAACTTTAATTTGATTTAAAGGAGCAATATCAGAAACTGATTCAGGTTTTACAACAGTGATTAAACCCCAGTCTGCTAAGAGACGAGCAATACGGTTACGTCTTTGTACGTCATTAGATGTTAGATTAGCATGCTTACCATCTAATGCAAATAATTCTTTAAAGTGCACAATAAAATACCTGCCTTGCTTATGCAAGATGTGGCAACTTTGATACAATTTCTTTTCCTTTCTCGACGCTACACCAATTCTTGTTAGAGTCTCACGAACCTTTAAAAAGTCATCTGGTTCATTGAGAAGCACTTCCACCATTTGATCCTGAGACCAACTTATTTGTGGTTCTACTGTAGAAGTAGTCATTTTATTCCTCCAATTTCAAGCTTTTGCTTAATAAATTCCAATTGTTGTTTTGATAAGATTTTCAGTGCTTGAGATGCTTTCTCATTACTATAACCATAGTATTGTTTTACACATTGGAGATCCGTGACTTTATCCTTACGGAGCCAGGGAGAGAATCTCTTCTTTTTCCTAAGTGTATTTAGATAAAAAGAATATTGAAGATCTTTATCTAAATTAGGATACTTATTCATTTCGTTTACAAACATTATACAATCAAGATTTCCTGACAAACAACGATTGATAATATACGGAGCATAATCTTTTATCAAAGAAGGATCTTCCTCTAGAAGATTGTTCTTATAAAAGTTAATTGAGTTCAACCAGTCTTTAAGTTCCATTATCTTATGATTTGTATGTCTTGATCTTCTGTCCATAGTTCGACCTCAGTTCTAAACCTACCTTCTTTCTTCATCTTTTCATATCTTTTACCTGCTTTTTTCTTCCACCATTTAATTATATTCTCAAGATAGAACTTATCCCAATTAGGGCCAGGAATTAATTTGTCTTGCTCTCCAAGTAATACTTCGCGAACATTTCCATAACCATAATCAGATGTATATGATCTCTTTCTCTGTGTGAGTCCAAGTGCATTTTTAAGAACCTTATCCATCTCTTCAAGTTTTTCAATCTGACCACATTCTTTCAAAGAATTTTTAGTCCAAGAAATCATTCTAGTTTGTCTCTTCATTTTTTTAGATGAAACATAAGTAGGAGTTACAGGATTATTATCATTAAGTAAAGTAAATCTATTATGAAGAATATGAAATGCCTTATCATGAAGAAGAGGGAGGAATTTACTATCAGTTAGACCTTTGTACCTTATAAAAGGTTTAAGACCGTCATACTGCGATGCAGAGGTCGTAGAACCGTACAATGAAGTGGTTTCAAACCAACCAATATCTTTTTCAAATACTTTATTTAATGACTCTCTTGCAAAATGAGATACACATATTAATGCAAGAAGTTTTCCACCAAGACAATTATATCCAAAAGGTTGAGATGGGACGATTGCAAATCCCATAACAGCATGACGATTGAATATAGAAAGGTTTGCAGGTTGACCTAACCATTCATTCCTTGGTTTAGAATTAATTGTTGGAGATCCAAATCTTATGAATCCTAATATTTTTTT